CCTTTTGCGAGCTTTAAGTCTACCCCACGCTCTAACAGGCCCTACAAATGTAGATTGATTATATCTAGTATGATGATTTTTTTTATACTTTTTTAATTCATCTGAGGTTTTCATCTTTATTATTTATTAATTGATTTTTGATAGTAATAATTATATAGTTCATCTAAATCCATTGGAGATTCGTTCATCATTTCATCCCACACATCAACACCAAACTTTTTTTGTAGTTCGGTCCGAAGTGAATTTAATATACGAATCTCATCTAACTCACCTTCAAATTCAAGCTTTAAAGCACGAACTCTATCCATCCTACCTTCATCCCTAGCAAACTCACACCTATCTGAATTAGAATTTCCACCATACTTTTTATAGGCAAGTTCATATGCACGATTTGCTTTTTTTCTAGCCTCTAAAGCCTGTTGGAAAAATTCTGATAAATCAAAATCACCATTCACAATCTTATCGTAAAGATGCGCATTAAAAGAAAGGGGCTTCTTACGAGCCCCTTTTCTCCACCATTTGAACTTATTATACCCCATATAAATTAAAACGGATTATTAACAGCAGTAGTATCTTCAGTATTGAATAGGTTTTCTTCACCAGTTTTTACAAACTTTTGAACGAACTGCTTCATAAACACACGCTCCGATTGAGCCCCACCACTATTATCAAAGAAGGGATAGATAGCAATCTCAGCGGCTTCAGTCAAACTAAATCCATCATAGAGTAGCGAACCAATTTCCACAGCAGTACGAGTAGAGAGGGAGTTGGTCAGTTTGGGTGATTCACTACAAATTTCATTACGGGTCATCGTTGTAATTTCAGCCACATTACCCAACACCTCCGAAGATACCGAAGGATACATCATACCAAGCAAAGTAGATTCCTCATCCTTATTCAGAGAATCCATTTCAATAATCGTAAATCGGTCTAAGATAGCCCTGTCAAGCAGTCGGGTGGCGGTATATTCATTACCAATATTAGCAGAGGCAATAAAGGAAACACCATCAGCCACATTGATAGTAGGAGCATCAGCGGCTTCATCCAAACGAAGGTAGCGTTGACCTGGATCGAGAACCGTCATCAGAATGTTCCACGCTTCGGGGTGAGCCCTAGTAATCTCATCCAATACAACCACCGTATTTGGCGTTTGGATTGCCTTCACAAAAGGTGATTGATTAAACACCGTACCTTTGGTGGTGTCATATTGGGTATTACCAATCAGCGTTGTTCGGGGGTCTTGAGTAGCACCCAAGTTGATGATAAAGGTAGAGTACCCATCAATTGAACACGCGGCAGCTTTAGCAGCCATCGTTTTACCACAACCAGCAGCACCGGTCATCATAATGTTTTTACCACGAAGAATGTTACGAATTAAATATTTCCATTTCAGTTCCGGCATAAACAACATCTTTGGTTTTAACCCCGCAGCTTCGGTGTGAATGAAGTTCAAAACATTTTCAGGCATAACCACCGGAGCGGCGATTTGAGCCGGAGTTGATACCATAGTCACGGTAGGTTTACGAACCGAATCCACAGCGTATTGCTCCAACCCACCATTTGGTTTGGTGAAGTTTGTAACGGGGGTGGTATCGGTTGCTTTAGAAGCAGGAACACGACCAAAACAAAGCTCACCAGAAGTGAACGAACCCTTAACCCTAATTTTGAATCGGAATTTATCAGGTCGCTTAGAAGCCTGAAGAGCCCTGCGGTAGAGGGAAGTCCCCTTCTCATTAAGAGCTGGGATGTTGAACATTGCTCCATTTGAATCTTGGAACATTAGTACACCGTTACTTTGAACGATAGTACCGAAAACGAATCTTTGGTTTTTCATATATAGGGGTTTAACTTACAATATAAAGATACTACAGAGGGAGCAAATATCCAAGCTTTCAATATTAAATTATCATTAATTTTATCCACAACTTATCCACATTTGAGGGAAAAGTGTCCATTTTATTGGACACCCACCTCAAATTTACCATTTAATGTCTTAGCCAAGTCCATCACCTCATTTACATTAACGAACCTCGCATCCTTACCATACATCCGATTAAAGTCATCAGCGTAGGATGTGCTACGCATTCTATCAAAACCATACTCACTAATAAAGTAAGATAGAACACTAACACCACCCATCCTTAATTTATTAACCTGGTCGGCGGTGTGTTTAATAGCAATATCACCCTCATAACTCATATCCTTATTTTCAAATGTAGGCATACCATCCGAAAAGTTAATTAGGTATTTTTCTGAATTATCTTTGGTTTTCAAAATCTCACCCATAATCGCCTCATAACACAAACCTTCGGGCGTTGTACCGTGTGGGACTAAATGTTTGAACATGCTCTTAATCTTTGAGAAATTATCAACCCTACTATCGTAAGCGATTACAATCAGCGGAACTGAAGCACCATTATCATAAGTGCTTCGGTAACTAATAACCACATTGATATTTGATATCATCGAAGCGGCCTTAGCGATAGCAACCACAGCGGTTTGTGTATTACGCCATTTTTTTCCACCCATTGAACCACTAGCATCAACTGAAATATGAAGAGTGATTGGCTTTACGGAATTGGTTTGAATTTTTTCAAATATATTGAAATTACCAAACCCAACCTCGTGTAACATTCGGGATGATATCTTACCCGATTTAAGACGGGGTGTAACCAAACTACGATTCTCATCACGCGTTTTAAGCTTCTTACCTAATAATATACCCAATGTAATACCTTTATCAATATATTTTTGATTCTCATCAAAGTGGCGGGTATAATTAGTAGTAATAGCAAATGCCTGAGATTCAATCAACGATTGAGTTAGCTTCTTAACTAAATAACAATTTGTTTTTTGAACTCCACCACCCCACCGGCGACTTTCAGCAGATACACTTTTCAAAACTACATCAGATTCCTCCAAAGCGTTTACTATGGAAGATTCACCCTTACTCATTTTCTTTTTAGAAATATCACCATTCAAAAAATTCTTCTGCTTTTTGATAGCGTTATTAAGTCTGTTTTTAAGAGAGGGTGAAAGAGTGTTCCCAGAACCACCAGCACTATTATTAGAAGAATCACCATCCGAAGAATCACCATCCGAAGAATCGCCATCCGAAGAATCACCATCCGAAGAATCACCATCAGAAGGGTCACCATTACCATCAGATTTCATAGAACCACCACCCGTTTGAGGTGAATCAAAATCACCTGTCATTGGCGAGTAACCATCAGAATCACCTGAAGATGAATCATTACTATCACCGGATGAAGATTGATTATCCTTTTCAGTAGGTTCAATATAAACTGCATCAAAAATAGTTAAGAAAATTTCTGAAGCCAAATCCAAACTATCAGTAGTAGTTTTTAATCGTTCAATGTTTTTCAAATCCAACAAATTCCAAATAGTGGGTAAAGATTTAAGAGCACCCAACCTACGATGTTTGTTTGTAATATTACAAAGTCGGAACATATAAGATTCCCAATCTTCGGTAGTGTATTCATCAGATACCAAAGCCTTATCAATAACACTATCATTAAAGTATTTATCATACATAGAGTGATAGTACCCACGATAACCAGGAGCTGTGTTATAAATATAATTATCAATACGCCTATCCTCAACAATATTGAGAATATCTTTTAGGTATTGAAACATATACTTTTTCAATGTACGAACAACCAATATATCAGATTCAGATACCTCCGGCATTTTGGAAATACGATTAGCAATAACGGGTGGTATCGCTATAGCGGAGATTTTGAAATACTTTTCAAGAATACCAAAATCGGTAAGTTTGATGTGCGAACCCTCGTGGAGAGCCAACCCTACCGCCGGGTCAAATTCAGCATCATCCATCTTTGAAGAAATTACAACATTATTCCCATCAGTATAGGATTGAGCACCTGTAGAAAATTTGACCGGAATGGGTTTATTTGTTACAATTCTCACAAAGTTAGAAATGGCCCGTTTATAAGAGGCCAACTTAACAAGGTCATTAGTTTTGACTTGATGCGCATCAACAGCACCACCACTACCAACAGCATAAACACCACGATATGTGATTGGGGCGAATATAGATTTATCCAACCAATAGTCGGAATAATAAGATTTGTTCTTTTTATATTTTTTCATATAGGAGGAATTAACTTACAATATAAAGATACTACAGAGGGAGCAAATATCCAAGCTTTCTATATTAAATTTGCGTTAAATCTTTTAACCAAGATTTGTCCTTTCTTGAATACGATTTGGATGAGGGGACCACCTTTTCTGTCATTTTCTTACCGATATGGTGTGCAGCCTCTCCTGAACTCCAATTGCCGTTAAAATCAAGCAATTTCCTGTCTCTTTTGGTTTTACTCATATCAATAATTATTTAATACTTAAAGATAAGTATAAAAAAGCAAATTTCCAAGCTTTTTTTCAAAAAGTTATCCACATTTTTATGGAAAAGTGTCCAATTTATTGGACAGTTGATTTACCCCCAAATGGGGTGTCTTTGGGTTCAACCCCAAACCCATACTTTTTCTTAACCCGTTATGAAATGGGCATAGGGTTTCCATCTTCATCAATAATTTCTTCAAATGGTATAGATACTATTTCCCTACAAAAAAATAACAAACCATCCTTTTTAAAAGTATGGCTACATTCCCAATATTGTTTTATGAAATCTACATTTAGATTTGGTTCTTCTTTTATTGTGCGATAGACCTGAAACATCCCATCGTTTACATAAATAACCTGTCCTAAATAACTCATAGTTTGTTTTGTTGAGCGGGTAGATGGAATCGAACCACCGTCATAGGCTTGGAAAGCGAATGTAATACCATTATACGATACCCGCAAGTATCCCCACTAAGGGGATGTGCTGAAAAAACTACTATTGTGCGGTAGTAGTATTATCTACAGCGGGCGAAAACTCCTGAGTAGAATCTACAACAGCAGAATCAACTGGTTCAGTAACCAATTCATCGGTTTGCTCAGCGTTGTTGGTGCAGGCCGTAAGTGATACAACCACCATTACCATAAAAAAGATGTTTTTCATAATTAAATTGTTTTAAATTTTACACAATATACAAAAGAAATTTCATATTTCCAAATTTTTTCACAAATAAATACAATTATTTTTTTAATAAAATATCATTAAGCATGTTTATTTCCGTTTTAAACATTTCTTCTTCCATTTTACCACGTTCTTTCTCAATCGCCCTTTCAACCAACTCAATCAATTCATTTGATAAAAATGAACTAATAGTAAATTCAAAAGTGTAATAATGGTTAGAAACTTTAACCATATTATTTTGTAGTATTAAGGTATATTGTTTATCATCCGTCTGAACATAATATCTACCCGATGGGGTCATTAAATAATGCGTTTTTGGATTAGACATTAATCGGATTAAAACCCGTTTTGTTAAAAGTTCTCGCTTAGTATGGGGTTCATTCTTAACCAATCCACGCCTAAACCATACCTGCAGTTTTTTGAATTTGTATTTTATACTCATTATTTTTTATTTTAGTACGCCCGAAGGGATTCGAACCCCTGACCCACAACTTAGAAGGCTGTTGCTCTATCCAACTGAGCTACGGGCGCAGAGATTAAAATATTATATTTAGTTTTTCTTTTTGTACCTCGGACCGGAATATTCCGCCACCGAGGCATTATTATTATTTATTAACTACCTTTTTTCTTACCACTTCGGATACATTAAATAATTCATTAAATTGGGATACTTTCATTTTTTTAGTTTCACAAAAAAACTGAACCGCTTTTTCTAATGATTCTGCTCTTGCTTTACTAAGTGCTTCCATTTTATTATCCGTTTTGAAATAAAAATAATATTCTTTCATAATCTACTCCGATTTAATTTTATATAATATACAAATAATTGTTCAATTATCAAAGTCTTTTATGTAATAAAAAACACCAATCCCCGCTTCTTCAAACATTTTAATACTTCGTTCCGCGCTTTCTTCCCATTTTAACTGATTAGAACCCCCATCCAACACCCATATTTCCTTAATCCCAGCGTTTATAATACCTCTAGCGCAATCTGCGCAAGGTATTCCACAAGTCATATACATTCTTGCTCCATTAGTGGATACACCTATTCGGGCTGCATTGTAGATTGCATTTCTTTCGGCGTGTTCGAACCAATAATATTTTTCAGGTCTATCCTGTCTTTCTTTAACATTATCATCAATCCCCCGTGGGAATGAGTTATACCCAGTAGATATAATTTCATTATTATCCCCAACTAATACTACACCGATTTGGGTATTTTTATCTTTGGATTTTAATTTTACTACTTCAGCAATTTTTAAAAAATATTCAGTCCAGTTCATTATTAAAGTTTAAAAGATAATTTATATTCCTTTTCACCTTCGGTTTTAAAATGAATATTTCCATCTTTCCAATTTATGATTTCAGTTATCTTATCAGAACAAAAAGAATAGAATAAACCCATACCATCTGAATACTCAAAATCAAGAACGAGTATATTACCTATATGCGGACCACCATCTTGCCAATTTTTTATACCACCCCGCAAATCTCTTTGGGCCCATTTGGCCGATTCGGCTTCCCAAACCCGACCACTATTTACATCTTCTAATTTATACATAATTATTTATCGCTGTTTATTTTATATCTCTGTTGAATGTAATGTTATTTTTTGCACGTATATCTTTATGAACATATTGCCAGAATTCGCCGGTTTCATTTATTATCACCGTATAGATTGTGTCGGTTTCATATCCATATTCTGTAACCAACCAAATGACTCCTGGTCCCTTTGGGGTTGTTACTTCTACCCTATTTTTAGGTTCATAGATTTTCATAATTCTATTTTAATTTTTTCATCCCGTTCTATTAGTGAATTATACAACTCTATATCGGTTGACCATTTTTCACCGGTCCAAAACTCAAATCCAGAATAGTTAGATTTATATAAACAACATTTCTCATATCCTCCCAATAAATATACATATTCACAACCATATGCTCTTGCTGTCTCACATTCATACATTTGAGCTACAGTACCAAGAGATAATTTAGGTTCAACATAGTCCCATATAAACTGATATGCTACAAACTGATTTTCAAAAACTTTATATAAACTAATCCCTATCAGATTACCATTCCAGTATTCTATAACCGAACAATCTTTAAATGATAATAAATCAATATCACGCTTAAACCTATGATACTCACAATACTTTTCATAGAGTTCTAAATATTCTTCTTTTTTGGTAGATAGATTACCTATTTGTGTAATAATTTTCTTTGATATTTTTCTAGTAGTCTTTGATGGGAAGTACTTATTTAAATCTATTCGGGTACTCCTTTCATTATACCATTTTCCTTTCCAAGGAATCCATCCCTGTTTTAATGCATCTATAGAAGATTCATTAGATTCTAATATACCATAAGCGCAATTAACTATAACTTCTATATTACTGATTTTTCCAAAGCCTTTTATATGATCAAAGTAAATTTTCACTTTTTGATAATAAAATTATTTTTTTAAATTGTTTATATAAATAAATATTGATTTTTTATTTCCAAAATATTTGTATCAGTATAATAACCCCCGATAAGATTAAACACACCATTGTTTTTGTGGTTAAATTCTCCCCAAAAAGTAATTGTGAAAGTATAGCAAAAACCACTACCCCAATACCAAAACCAATAAGACGAGATGGCCAAAGTAATCCACCATAATAGTTAATAATTTGCCGAACCGATTCCATATACATTATTGATATTGGAATACCCATTAATACAATAACCCAATAGTTATCTTTAAACCATTGGTATTTTATCTGACCTTGTAGTTGATAAAAAGTGAGTATCTGTGCTAAAAGCATCAGAAACATTCCGATTAAAAGTGCCATTTTTATTTTTTCATACTTTAGTGTTCCTGGTAGGGCTCGAACCTACGACCAACTGATTATGAGTCAGTTGCTCTAACCTGCTGAGCTACAAGAACGATTCCTTTAGACTAATAATAAAATACTTTTAAGAATGAGTAGAACAACCCAAAATAAAATTACTAATGATGAGAAACCTACTACTAAATAGTAAAATACATCAAATGGTGTGATTTTTAGTTTCATAACCTTTATTTTTTATTAACGATATAATGTAACAATACTACCAAACTCTTCATCAAAGATTTTAACTAGGTTTTCATAATCACCACACATCATCTTATCAGTAATTTCTTTTGAGTCCTTACCAAGTTGTTTGGCCAAATTTCGTGCAGTTCCGATAAGAAAGAATGCGTTTCCTTGAGGGCCGGTCAAATCAATTTCTAAATTGCGGTTGGTTGGTTTTTTCTTTATCATAATTTTTATTTTAAATAATTTGGTCCATACGGGGTATAATTACAACCTTCAGTAACATTTCCACGACTAATTGCGGCGGGTTGATGACGAGTTGCTGCTTTTAACAAATCACCTCTAAGATAAGGTCTACCTTTTAATACACCATTATTACGGGCGATAAACCCCCACACAGAATTGTTTACTACAATTTTATGGAATTTAGATCCGGTATTTAACTTTATATCAACTACCGTCCTACCGAATTGAGCATTGTAATACTCATTCAGTTGGGATGTTAATACACCCATAAAATCTTCAATAGTGGTACAGGGGGGGCAATTCAATTGTTTCATATAAAATAATTTATTTTTTTTAAGCTGAAATATTACACATATAGGGCGCCAATTCAACCTTAGCTTTTTCGGCTACCTTATCATCCACATACTTTACAGTATCACTAAAAGTTCTTCCATTTCGAACCTCATTCACAACCCACTCTACAGTACCAAAGCGGGGTTGGTTTTCAGTAAATGCGTATTTAACACCCGCCTCCATCTCCAATCCATCATCGGAAAAACCACCACTATTTTCATAGTTTTCATACATATCAATCATTCCATTGAATTTACCATACTCCCACATATCCACAAAATCAGAAATCGTTTTGAAAGAATAAGAGTCAATTGGAGCGCCTAATTTGGTGCATACATACACACGGAGGGAGTTACCACCCGAAAAGGAACTGGATGCCACACGGCACAACACATTTGGAAAATTTCGTTTAACAAACTGCTTCACCAAAAGACCGGCGGTGGGGGGATTCACATACACATACTTACTACCCTTAGTAGGGCCGTAGGTTTTAGTACGGATTGCTTTCAACGGGAGTTCGTAAGAAGAACCGTGAATACTAACTGAAAATTTTGTCATAATATAGGGGTTTAAATTGTTTAGGATACTAATTCGGTATTAAATCTTTGAACAGGCTCTTTAAGCAGGTTTACCCTACAAGGTTCATCAACGATGAAAAGGTAAACAAGCAATAAACACATCAGGTTGGTTTTCATATCTCTCATTAACTTACAAAGTAAAGATACTACAGAAAACCCATATTTCCAAGCTTTCAATATTAAATTATCATTAAATTTATCCACATTTTTGCCCAAAAGTGTCCAATTTAGTGGACACTTTACCATTTGTAACCCCTCATTCCACTTGTTTTCATACTGCTCTTTTAATTCCTTTGGTTTTTTGGTGATTTGTTCTTTTGGATTCATCATACATTTATGATTTTACATTGTTTACCCATTTTTTTGGCCAAATCAATTGTGTGTTTTGTCCCTTTACTTTTACCATCCCAAAAAGCGATTATCATATCAGAGTTTTTTACGATATCAGCATTACGAATAAAACCGGCGCAGTTACCTAAATTTATCCAATCAGCTGGATATATTGTGAGTAATTTTTTATGTTCTATCGCCCATTTTTCAGCCAATTTGTCAGCACCCGGAGCGCCACCACTAATCACAACTTTAACTTCTGATTTAATATCATCAAGTTTTTCAGATAAATATTTGTAATCTTTGAAGTTTCTACTACCAATAATACCAACTTTCATTTAGAATTTTTTATCATTATGGTTTTTATCCCCATATTTTCACCAAAAGTCTGATGGGTTAAAATGGGTTATTCTTGCTTCGGCTATCTTAAAATACTCATTATCCATCTCCATACCAATAAACTTAAAACCATCTAATAAAGCAGCACACCCCGTTGAACCACTACCCATAAACGGGTCTAATACTATTCCACCGGGTGGTGTTATCAACTTACATAGGTATCTCATCAGGTCAATAGGCTTGACAGTTGGGTGTTTATTATCACACCCCGCGTTCCTTTCACTTTTACTTACTTTTGAGCAATAGAAGAAGCGGGCGGCTGAGCCTGAATCTTTAATGCCATTTTCAGTCACTATGCCAACCTTGTAACTGCTTGCCTCGTAGTTGCCTGCGTTAGTCCTTCCCTGTCTGCCAATTTCGCCTTTTACGTTGCTCGGAAACAACCCCACCACCTCATCGCTACCATCGTGAATGAGGTTGGCGGGCCAACGGCCTTGCTCATTCTGCACCAGCTTCGCAGTGGCGTTGCTGTCTGTGGTCCAAATGCCACCACGAGGTGTTTCCCATTTCATACCACCAACACCTTCCACCCTGCATTCATCGATGTTCAGCGCACCTGTGCCGTGTTGCAGGATGTTCTCTACCACCGTGCCAATCAGCGGCTTTCGTGCCACCGTTATCGGCTCCATCGCAGGCTTGAGGGCAGTTCCCCAGCCCTCCCATTGCTTTACGGCTTCGGTGGAGGGGGCGGTGATGGGAACATTTAAACGTTCTAATCCTTCATTTTTTGGCCCACTTATGCCCCACCCATTTGATGAATTACCCTTAATCTCAGGAGCTGAATATGTACGCTGCCCCACCACCCCCCGCTCCGCTCCTGCTGCCTTGTCAATCGCCTTACTCACATCCATAGACTTGGGAAAGCCTGAACCGTACACCCACGCAATCATATCTCTGATTTCAAATCCCGCATCCTCAATCCTCACCGCCATTCGGTGCTGTGTCCTCGTTCCTGCGAAGGCAAGTAGATGGCCTCCTGGCTTCAACACCCGAAAACACTCCGCCCACAACTCTACACTCGGTACATCATAATCCCATTTCTTACCCATAAAAGATAAACCATACGGCGGGTCGGTTACTACTGCATCTACTGAATTATCTTCTAACTCACGCAACTTATCTATATTGTTGCCATTGAATAACTGATATTTTTTTTCCATAGTTTTATTCTTCGTTATTAAATAAAAATTTATTACCAATCATTTTAAATGAAATTGAACCATCCATAGAACGGATAACAATACCAACTTTCATTTACAATTTTTTATCATTATGCTTTTTATACAAATGCGTTGTAATAACGAATATCGCAAAAACAACCATCATTATAAATGATAGTATCGCAAAATCTATTTTAATCATAACTTTATTTTTTATTCGGGTTGGGTGTATTTTTTTTAGAAATATTCCAAATACAATAGATAACGAACGGGGAAAGTAAAATCAATTCCAACAAACATTTTAATCGTTCCCTAATGGTTAGTTTAATCATAATTAAATTTTTACTACTAATTCAATTAGTTTTTTTGAGATGTTCCTATAGTATAAAAACCAAAACCATCGGGTATTAAGACCTTGGTCATCCCATCAACAACTACTTTTTCCATAACTTATATTTTTTAATTTAAGCTGAAATAATTATCACCATCCGTAACACCACTATAATATTCTAAAAGAATAAGCTCTGCGGTTTCCTCATCAACCCATTGGTGATATTGTGTAAATTTACCAACCCAAAATTTACCATATTGATAAGGTAAATCCCATACTGATAATTTTGTATTTTTCATAGTTTTATTTCTTTTTTTTTAAACCTGTTTTTTTAATCCAACCCAAAGTATTAGATATATCCAAAATGCGTATGGGAATATAAATAAAAATCCTATTCTCCAAAGGATTGATGGGATACCGCTCCATTTTCCAAGCCCATCACATACCCCACCAATATAACCATTATCACCTAAAAATAACTTATCCATAAAATATAGTTATAGTTTTCATACCTTAAAAATATACAAATTAAATTTTAACCTACTGTAACTGTTATAGCCGACACCATCTCAGGTTTAATATTTTCAAGCCTATCAATTTGCTTTACAACAACTCCTTCTTTAAAAGTTATCTCATACTTTTTAATAGGTTTATCCATAAAAGTATTTTGAATTTCTTTTAGAATATCTCTTGTCATTTGAGAGGTATCTATTTTTGTTAAAATTTGTGTTTCTGTTTTAAATATAAATTCCATAGTTTTTTTACTTTATAAGTATAATATACAAAATAATTTTCAGATTTCCAAATCTTACTTACACAAATACAACATAATCCTGGTGGGCAGGTGATGTAAAATTGGACAAATGGGCGAGTTATAAGTAATTAAAACTTGCTCCCTTACTTAAATTATCAAAACTCCAAAGCGGTTGAAGGTTTTGATAATTACATAAATTTTCTAATTCTTCTTTAGTTTTTGCTTCTGCGAGAGGCTTTATATGGTCAATATGCCACATTCCGTAATTATCCCAACTCATACCCTCAACAAATTTTGTCTCAATATGTTTTTTCGCACATTCAAAACTACACCCTAAAAGTTTTGATGTTGATTTGTCTTTATTAGTCTTTCTATACTTAAAGGCTTGGTATATTCTATTTCTTAAAGAATATTTAAGGGTTCTAATGTCTGACTTCCTTATATCAGAATATTCTTTTTTATAATCTCTAACCTTATTTTTCTGTTGTTTTTTATATGTTTCAATATTCCGAATATACTCAGATTTTTTTCTTTCTTTATATAAACCATTTTCTTTTAACTTATCTCTATATATTTTATCTGATTTGCTTTTACAACTCTTACAAAGACCAAACTTACCATCTTTATTGTTTTTTACATTGCTAAATTCATCCATAGATTTTACAGTACTACATTTTGGACAGTATTTATTGCCTCCCTGTTTTATCTGTTGCTTCCAATAGGATCCATTTTCCTTTCTTCTACGTTCATTATTACAGTTTTTACAAGATTTATTAAACCCATCAAAAAATCTTTTATTTTTACAGAATTGATTAATTGACTTTATCTCTTTACAACAATTACATTTTTTTTCCATATCTAGACCTTATAGGGTTTTGGTCGGTTGTCTTTGATTACACCATTTGAATCCTCAAAGTAGATACTATTGCCGTTAGAATCATACTCCCGAGTTGACCAATACCCATACGAATCTTTGTGGTAGATTTGATTTCCGTTTGAATCAAATTCCCACTTTGACCAATCTCCATGCGAATCCTCAAAGTAAATTAGATTATTTTCGGAATCATACTCCCGCTTTGACCAATCTCCATTGAAAGTTTCAAGATATATCTCATTTCTGTTGGAATCATATCTCCATTTATACCAATCCCCATTCCGATTTTCAAAGTAAATTGGGTTATGATTTTTGTCCCGAATTTCCAAGTTATCATTCCTATTGAAATCCCAGTTGATTTGTTCCGCTATTGTTTTCATAGTTTTACAAGTTTGTACTTTACATCATTTTTTTCACAACCACAATATACAACAGAAAACTTATATTTCCAAAAAAACATTTAGATATATAAACAAGTTAGTGGTAATGCTACCCGAACACACGGGCAACCGCCAAATCATAATATTTTACATCTTTTTCAATCCCAATAAAAGTGTTTCCTTTATTTTTTGCTGCTACTAAAAATGTTCCGCTTCCCGCATAACAATCCAAAATTACAGACCCGCTATTTGAAAACACATTTAAAATTCTTTCACCTATTTGTAAAGGTTTTTGAGTAGGGTGTTCGTTTCTTTCTTTAGACCAAGGTACGATTGGTGAAATATCAGTCCACACATTAGACAATGCCCTTGTATTTCTGCCGTTTTTCTCACCCATCCCCTTTGTTTTTTTCTTTATAGTGCTATATGCATTATCTTTATTAAATACCCATTCATTTGATTTTACATACCACAATAAATCTTCTCTTGTTGATACCATCCTTTTTTTTCCACCCCTACCTTTTATTCTATCGTAAATTATCCAATCATTTAGTTTAAATCCTTTATCAAATTCATTGATTACATTGCATACAAAACTCCACCCCGCAAAACAAAATACAGAGCCATTAGGTTTTAGTATTCGATACCATTCCTTTGTTATTTTAGGTATGTGAAAGAATTTATCCCAATCAGCATATCCTATATTGTAGGGTGGGTCTGTTAAAATTACATCAACACTTTCATCAGGAATAAGAGGTAAAATATCCATACAATCCGCATTGAACAAAGCACTGCCACTAACATCGGCTATATGCAATGCCTTGTTTTGTGCTTCGTATTTAAGTTTTTCTATATCCATTAGCAACAATTAAAGAATGCCGTTGCACATAGTAGTCGCTTTTTTAAATAATTCATCAGCTCTATCTTTACGTTTATTTTCATTCCAAATGTAGGCATCTCTGCTTGGTTGTACCCCCATATCTAACATTGATAAAATGTTATTCCATTTATCCCCATCAAAAAAATCTATACTACACCTCTCGTTTGCATTGTACGCTTCATAGGTAACTTTAATTTTTTTGCCTTTAATTTCGGCAATAAGACAATCGTGACTATTGCTTTTTGTGTGTGTTGAATTTCTAAATAATTGTTTCATAAAATTAATTTTTGTTAATATTGTTTCATAAAATTAATTTTTGTTAATAAGGTTTATACTAAATTTTAAAAGTAAAAGGATAAAGAGATAAAAGGAAAAGAGCTAAGGAAAAGAGCTGTATTACATATTATACAAGCTTTTAGGGGAGTATTTCCACAGCCAAAAAATTGACCTCTATATGAAAACCGGTCCCCCCACCCATAACACAATAAATTTTTTTTGGGTTTACATTGAAATGCTACCCCCCTAAAATTTGAAATAATTTAACACAGCGCTTTCTTTTCACCTCTCATAATCAAACTATTTCGATGAGGTGTAATGGGAAAATAAGCTTGATACATCATCTTTGGGTTTGCTATCCTTCACCATCAGCTCAGCGATTGATACGATATCACCACCATATTTTTGTTGGTGTCTTTTCTTAAAGTAGTTAATCTTACTAAGCGCAGCCGCTTGTTCGATTGGTGTACCTGCTTTAAGTAACTTATCTATCCAATATTTGATTTTGGGGATGTACCCTTCACTATATTTGGTTTTTTTCATTTTTGGTGTATTTTTAAATTCCCTTCCATTTTTTTCCCAATAGCGAATTAGCGAACCTATTATGCTCTTTAATACACCACTCCGTTGAACTCATTGGTGGTTCAATAACGGATTTAATGTTTGGGTTATGCTCTAGCCCTAAAACTTTGGGGTTGGAGTCTATAGGGTTGTATTTAAAGTCCATTGGTCTTACTATACTGTTACTACTATATACTCTTTTTTTCCTATTGAATAGGAATTGGATTAGCTTTTTCATTGCTATTTTTATTTTTTATTTAGAAAATTTTATCATCATAAGATTCTGATTCGTGTATATGTGAAAGATTGATTAAATCTTGTTCATTTTGTTCTAGTTTACTATTATATATGCTCACAACAATTTTATCATCATCCATTATTATTGGGATGTTATATTGTTCTTTGAACGGATGTTTCATTATTGGTAAAATTTTTATTTTTAGAAACTTATTTCCATTAATGCCGTTTTGTAGTTTTTCTTGAATAATTTGTGCTATAAATTCTGAATTGTTCATGATTTTTATTTTTGTTTATTTCTCCGTAAAATAATCAGACCATTTAAGCCCTCCCCAATCATATTCCGGATGTACATAATAAAGGAAATATTCTTTGGGATAATGTTTCCCATTTGGGAAAACTATCAGCTCTATAGGAACTTTATAGGTACGAGTTGAATCAGTTGGACGAACCCAAACTAATACCCTACCACACTTTCTTAGGCGGGGTTTTTTAACAACCTCCAACGATTTTCCAACGAGCTTTGGTTCGGTACAAGTAACTATAGTACCCACATTGAGGGTAAATTCCTCATACTTTTTTTCCATTTTTTGCTTGGATTTCATCGTTGAAATAGTTGTATTATACCAACTAATAAGTTTATTACTTAATAAACCAAGATCTTTGGAACTTAGATGTCTCAAGTTTTTTGTAGTTGGATTATCAGATAAATGTAAAAGTATTTCTACATCATCGATTCCACCCTTAATAATTTCTTCCATTGTTTCGTAATCTGCATTTTGCAGCATTTCAATGGCTGCGTTTACATTGTACGCGTGAGATTGATAATCTTTCATAATTTTTATTTTTAGATATTATTTTATTACTCCGCCAATCGGTTATCTTCGATTTCGAAATCGAAGTCTTCGATTTCACCGTTTGAATCCTCCCATGGAACGATTCCGCACAGACCGTTTGAATCCTCCCAATAGATTAGATTATTTTGAGAATCATATTCATGCTTTCTCCAAAATCCACCTTCAGCTGAAGTCTCAATATAGATTAGATTGCCTTTAGAATCATATTCATGTTTTGACCAACCTCCATTTGAAGCCTCAATGTATATTTGATTACCATTCTTATCCAATATTTTCAAGCTACCATTGGTTTTGAAATCCCATTTAATTTGCTCTGCTATTGTTTTCATACTTAAATATACAAAATAATTTTTATATTTTCAAATTTTACCCACACAAATTCATCTTAATCCTGGTCAGTAGGTAAAGGAAAACTGGACAAATAAGCGAGTTATATGTAAGTGTTTTAAAAATTACCACCGAACCATTAGTTCTTAGAAACTTCTACTCTATTACCAGATGAATGCTTTATCAACTTAAATGCTTCTCTTAATTGAGTTGCAAATTTTTCAGCATCTTCTTTTGTTGTAAATATTTCGCATTCATCCTGTGTTTCACCTGAATATTGTCCGTGTCTGCTTCTCCATCTAACAACCCAAGTTTCATAAGCTGTTACGGTTTCTTTTTGTCCGTTAGGAATAAATAATTTTTTAAACAAATTCATCGTAGTAATATTTAAGGTTTTTCATTACTTTAATTTTATTCTCCAACAATTAACATCAAAAAGTAGAACAAAGTACCACCACCAGCGATAAATAGGATACTACCTATTACCTCTTTCCGGTCATTTTTCCACATATCTGCGATTTCATTAAACATCTCTTTCATATCTATCATTTATTCAACCACAATTTTAAAGATATCCTTCTTTTTTTGGGGTAGAGTACCAACAAGCGCTCTCACACCGGCAAGGGTTGATTTCAACCGATACCTCGAACATTTAAGGGATTTAACCACCTTACCATTCTGCATCAAATAGACCTCTATCATAATTATTTGGATAAAATTAACATACTCATAGGAATATTGTAACCACGACCACCGGCCTCATCCTTAACCGATGCTTTAGTTCGGCCGATTTTAGTGACCCGTAGTTTACTACCACGCACCTTTGGGTGGTCACACATAACCATATCACCAACTCTCAACTGCGCACCAACCAACTTACTCTCAAGGTTACGGGTGGATTTGATTGTGGCAACTACCATACTATTAAGAGTGCGAAGCTCTTCAAGACTTAGTTGGGAAAGGAGGGGGGTAATCGAACTTAATTTATTCATTTTTTAGGGGGTTTATTTCTCAATCACTTACAAAGTAAAGATACTACACAAAGGGCATATATCCAAGCTTTCTATATTAAATTATCATTAAATTTTAAATATACCTTATTTCATAGGAATAAAGAGTTCCACAATCATCATCCTCCATTGTATCCTCTACCGCAAGGATGGGGTTAGGTAAGAGGTTTTGAAGTTCAACCACATTAATCCGTTTCCAATACCCAAAACGGAAATATAGGTTACTTTTTCCCCACCAATCCTGACAGATGTCAAACTCACCGAATACCTCTTCTATCCGACCGATAACTGATGATGTCAATTTCATATTATGAAAGATTACTTACTTGGGACCAAATCGAGTCCCAATTCTTATTATGTATCCTACGAGCATGGTCGGCATCTAGGGCACGATATTTACAAACCTCAATACCATCAACAATACACCTGTACCATTGAAAACCCATAAAATTTCTTTTACCTACTGCTTTAAATTCCAAATTTTTCATATTATATAAGATTATTTTTTAATTAAACATTCATATTTAAGTTTTCCTTCATTTTCTCATATTCCAACCACCCAATTGGGGATGGGAAATAGGTTGAAAACCACATTGAAACTACTGCAGCCGATACCTCACTACCATATTTAACCATATCAGTAGCAAAACAGGTTGAAGCATAGGGCCAATCAATACTAAGGTATAATCGGACTGAATTGGTGGAAAACATATTGTTTTTCATATCTCTCATTAATTTATAAAGTAAAGATAATACACAAAATCCATATTTCCAAGCTTTTTGGATTAAAATTTCATTAAAGTTATCCACATTCCGGTGTCCAATTTATTGGACAGTTTTTTTATATATAATCCCCCCCATAAAGATACAACAGAAAATCCATATTTCCAAGCTTTTTATGTTAAATTATCGTTAAATTTATCCACACCCCTCTTGTACTATATAGTAGTAGTATATAGACAGACAGACACCAAGCGTTGTGTTATATGGTGTATATAGTATATAGTAGTAGTAGTATATATAGGGAAAAGCCGGAATGAGCCGAAGTGATGTAGTAGCGCTGTAGTATATAGTAATAGTATATAGACACACACACACACACACACACACACACCCCAATAGCTGTGTTATATGGTGTATATAGTATATAGTATATAGTAGTAGAAGCGCTGGGGAATAAAACCCACACAAAAAATAAATTTGTTATAACACCCCACAACCATACACTAACACTATATAGTATAATAGTATATAGTATATAGACAAGAGAGAAGGATGTGTTACATATACTATATAGTAGTAGTAGTATAAGCGCTCGAGCTTAATAGCACAACACCACGCCTTACATCATCTGCGCTGTGTTAGACATGATGTGGGAAATGTTAATCCCATCACACCAAAATAATGTGTTGAGAGCGATGAAGCTGATGTTATGGGGTAACCAAGGGGAGTTTTTTTGTTGTTACAATTTTTTCCCCAATATTTATAAAAGCTCTATTTTCCCAATTTTGATACAGCTTTTCTAAGCCATTTTCTCCTGCCTTTTACCCTGTCATTATTGGGTATTATCTACATTCCCCCACCCCTATTCTTGCCTTCTTCTTCTTTCCTTACTCTATTCCTATTTTTGACACCCATTTTTTCTATGGGTTCTTTTAATGTTTTTACCCTGTCATATAATATAAAGTGGGGGAAAGTGGGGGATTGTGGGAAATTTGTTCATTTTTTGAGCAAGCTTTCTCTCTCTCTCTTTGTTTGTTTGGTTTGGTTGTTGTTGCTTGTGTGGGTTAATGGGGGTGTGTTCTTATATAGTTCTTTTTATATACTACTACTACTACTTATAATACTACTACTATATACTATTATTTTTTTTGTGTTTATTTCCCACTCACTCACTGCGTTCATTCGTTTGCGCATAAAAAAACCCCGTAGGTTCGGGGTTCTCTTTTTTCGTAATTACTTTGAATTGTATAATAGTTTTGAGTATTTTGAATAAAGATACTTATCAATTAACTTATTCTCTAACTTTCTAAATTTATCCAACTTATCCCTTTTACCAACATAAGCATCACCTTCAGTTTCTAATTTTATTTGATGAGTCAATTCATGAATAATTGCGGTTTCTGGGTCATGTAATCTATTAACATCAAATGTAATATACAACCCCTTCATCGTTTTAGGATTGTAAGTGGTCGCTGCTCCAGCACCACCAACCCTGCCAAACTTTATGGGTAGAGGTTTAACACCCTCAGAATTACATAACGCTGTATAATAAGCCTTTATGTTTTCTTGCCCTATTATATCCTCAACAGCCTCCTTAATCATTTGTCTTAATTGGGATAGCTTCATTGTTTGTTTCCTATTTAGTATAAATATAGTTCTTTAGGCTAATACATCCTCAAATGGATACTTATCCAAAAGCCTCTTTTCCTTACACCACTTTTTCCATTCCGGTGTTTTAAATAACTTTTCTGTTAGTTTATCCCACTCATTGTTAATTTTGTGTATAGTAGGTCGTGACCATAGTTGATCCATACTTTTGGAATTGTATAACATTCTACGAGCACGACTTTCAATATCGTATAACCTCTCCACATCCTTTATGAACTTAGGTGAGTAATTAACCCTATCATCATCGGATATAGTAACTTCGTTTATTACCCGTCTGACCTCTTCTCTGATGATATATCTTAATTCAGATAGTTTCATCGTTTGATTTAGTATCTAGTCATTTTGGCCATAAACTTAGCCCACTTATCAGGCTCAAATTGGTCCTTCATTTTAACTATTAGATTTGCAGCAGGAACTTTTAATGCGTTTCCAGTCATTAAGGATTTAACAACATATGAACTACCCTCTTTTCTATATATAGGTAAAACATCCCTAACATAAATCGGTTCTTTTTCCAATGAATCCAAATCTTTTACCATGCCGCTCTTTTTTACTAATGCAGCACCAATAAAGTTTTCAGTAGATTCTTTGATTACCCCGTTTACACTTTCAAATTGCTTTACAGCCTTTAAAAACGAATTAAAATCTCGTGCCTTTTTGAGCGCATCTGCAATATGAGGTCTATCCATTAAGTTACCATATTTTTTTTCAAAATTAGGATTGTGACCGGATGTATCTTTGGCCAT